GACTTGGTTGTAGATATACCAGTAAATATATCAGACCATATTGAAAGACCATACAGAAAAAGAATTAGAGTTAATGGACAGGGAGAACTTGTATATCAGGCACTTAGAAACAAAGAAGGAAAGAATGTCCAATTAGAGATATACAGACCAGATACATTATTAAGAGGTATAATAGAAAATGTTAGTAGTCCGATTGAAGAAATATCTCCAAGAGGTTCTGTAACAGTTTATTGTCTAGTAAGATTTAGAGGAAGTAAGGTAGTACAAGTATCTACTGCTGGAGAAGGGTTAGGAATAGCACTTCTAGGAGTAGGTAGATTAGGATAGAATGGCAGCACAAAAAACGAATCTTTATAATGCGTTTGAAACAACGTTAACAGCAACTGCTGGTGCATCAGATTTAACATTTACAGTTAATTCTGTAACTGCACCTACTGCGGTTACTTTAGTAGCACCATTTTATCTAGTTCTAAATCCAGATAGTTCAACCAATAGAGAAGTTGTACTAATTACATCACTTAATACAGGAACTAAGACTTTAACTTGCGACAATATAAACAAAAGATTCTTAGATGGTTCAGCAGCTAATTCAGGTTTATCACACGCATCTGGTTCAACTGTACGAATGTCGCCAGTAGAACAACACATAGAGGACTTAAACGCTAGAGTAGATACCATAATCAATGAAGATGGTACAGCAGTTAATACTACCTTATTCTTAGATGAAGATGATATGTCCACAGATTCTGCTACCAAAGGTGTAACACAGCAATCAGTTAAGGCTTATGTAGATAGTCAGGTAACAGCACAAGATTTAGATTTTTCAGGAGATTCTGATACTGGTACGCCATCAGTAGATTTAGACAGCCAAACATTTGAAATAGCTGGTGGAGAAGGAATTGACACATCTGGTTCTGGTCAAACATTAACTATTGCAGGAGAAGATGCAACAACTTCTAACAAAGGTATTGCAAGTTTCTCATCAGATAACTTTTCAGTTTCCTCTGGTGCAGTAACCATAAAAGATAGTGGTGTTAGTAATGATGAACTTGCAGGTTCTATCGCTAATGCTAAGTTAGCTAACAGTACAGTATCTTATGGTGGAATATCCTTAGCACTTGGTGCTTCTGATTCAACTCCAGCATTTGACTTGACAGATGCTACTAACTATCCGACATCATCTTTGAGTGGAACAATAACCAATGCTCAACTCGCAGGTTCTATCGCTAATTCAAAACTAGCAAACTCATCTATAACAGTTTCAGATGGCTCTAGTTCTACTGCTACTGCATTAGGTGGAACAATCACATTTTCAGGAACTTCTAATGAAGTAGAGGTTGCTGAAAGTAGTGGAACAATAACTATCGGACTACCTGCATCAATTACTGCTAATGTAACTGGTAATGTTACAGGTAATGTATCAGGAAGCTCTGGTTCAACAACTGGTAATGCAGCAACTGCAACAGCTTTAGCAACAGCAAGAAACATTGGTGGTGTATCTTTTGATGGAACAGGTAATATTGATTTGCCTGGTGTTAATTCAGCAGGTAATCAAAATACATCAGGTACAGCAGCAGATTTATCTGCAACTTTAGATGAAACTAAAGGTGGTACTGGACTTACCAGTTTTACAACTGGAGATGTTGTATATGCTTCTGGTAGTAATACTCTCGCTAAATTAGGTATAGGTTCTGAAGGAGAAGTATTATCAGTTTCATCTGGTGGTGTTGTAGAATGGACAGCACCAACAACAGGAGATATTACAGGAGTAACAGCAGGTACAGGTTTATCTGGTGGTGGCGATTCAGGTACAGTAAGTCTAGCTGTTGAAACATCACAAAATATTACAGCTTTAACTGGTGGCGATTTAACAATTTATGAAGATGCAAACAATGCAGATGTTTCTGTCAAGATGGGAACAAGTGCTGCTGAATCATTAACAATAGAAGTATTAAATGGTGGTTCAAACAAAACTGCTGAACAAATTAACTTCACAACAGCAACTGCTTCAGCAACAGCCAATCACGGAAAGATGGTATTTAGTGTTGATGAAACAGCGATTGCTACTATTGATGATGGTGGTATTGACTTAGCTTCAGGATTAGAATTTAGTGTTAATGGTACTGCAATAGGTGGCTCTGCAACTGCACTTATAGATGGAGATTCAGACTTTACACTTACAGATGGTGTTGCTAGTGGAATACATTACGAGTTAGATGATACAGATATGGCTAACTGGAATAACGCAGGTATTGCATTAACAACAAATGGTGGAATTTTCCAACATAATCAAACACAGGCAGCTACTTATACAGTTGCTTCAGGTGTAGGTGCAGTATTAGCTGGACCTATAACAATAACAGGAACAGTTACAAATGCTGGTACAATGGTAGTGCTATGAGTACATTAGAAGTCAATACAATAAACGAATATACATCTGGTAATGGTGTAAACATTGATAGCTTTCAAGTAAAAGATGGTGGAATATTAGCCGCTACTGGAGTACCTTTACAAGTTGTATGTTATTCAGATGTTATTACTGCAGGTAATGTAATATCTAGCACTAGCTATACAGATATAGAACAAAGTTCAGGTACAAAATTAGAAATAAAAATTACACCAAAACAAAGCGATAGTAAAATTTTACTTATTGGTTCGGTTCAAACTTACACCGAATACGCACAACAAGTTGGTAATATAATAGCATTAAGAGATATTAGTGGTGGTACATCTGACACACAAGTAAGTCAATATAGATTTAGAGATGAAGATACTCCAGATAATTATAATTTGAATCACCCTTTGCCTTACAATTTTGTAGATACACCAAATACTACATCAGAGGTTACTTATCATTTTCAAGGAAAAGTTGATAACACATCAGGAGAACTTATGTGGCCAGCAGCAAATACAACATCAGGATATTCTCAAACCTTTACACTTTGGGAGATAGGTGTATAAATGCCAGGAATAGTAAAAATATCAGATGGAAGTAACACAGTAGGATTAACTGTACCAAGTTCTCTTGGTTCAGATAAGACTATGACCATTCCTAATGTAACAGGAACACTAGGTACAGTTCTTATAAGTGCAGGTAGTTTTTCTAGTAGCTCATTTACACAAGGAGATTTTACTTCTGCTTCTTATGATAGATATATAATTAAACTTTCAACTCTAGTTCCTAGTACAGATGGAACAACTTATAGGTTTAAGCTAATGTCTGGTGCTTCTACATATATGACAGGAACATACAATGAAGGACATTATTATACAAAAGCTAATGCAAGTGGTAGTGGTACATCTGCTAATAATAGTGCAACCGATTACGCACAACTTAGTCTTAATGCAGTAGGAAATGCAAGTACTGAAAACCAAACTATTACTCTTGAATTACTAAACCCAAGAAGTGTAGAAGCTAAATTTGTAAAGTATAATTGTTGGGGAAATAGAGATAACTTTGATTGTGAAATTAAGTCAGGTTTTATACAGCGTGATGATGCAACTGTGGTTACAGGTTGTGAAATAGCACCAGCTTCAGGAACATTTACTTCTGGGGATTGGCAAATATATGGGTGTGTAACATAATGGCAACTTTAGCTCAATGGAAAACCCAGATGAAGGCAGACAATCCTAAACCTGTAAGACATACTGACGGAACAGAGTTTACTGATGAGGAATATGATGCAGCAATAGATGTATGGGCTAAGAACGCATACGACCACGAACAAGATATGGCTACTAATGGCTATAAAATTTATAGAGTACACGGAAAAGGAGACAACGAAGTTGAGGTATATCCAAATCTGACAGAACAACTTGATAAACTATGGCACGATATTGACCAAGGTAAATTAGACAAAACAGGAGATTTCTATACAGCAATTAAAAAAGTAAAGGAAGATAGTCCAAAATGAGTTCAATATTAAAAGTAGATACTATATCAGAAAAGACCACTAATAGTGGTGTAACCATTGATGGTGTATCTATCAAAGATAATTTTGTAGCAGCAGCAGGTGGTGGTGGTTTAGTTAAATTAGCTGAATATACATTTTCTACTGATGCTGATAAAGACTTTGATGTATGTGATGGCACTTTATACTTTGGGTATAAAATAGTACTTAAAGATTTTGCACCTGTTTCTGATTCAGAATCTTGTCGTTTGGGTTTAAGAAATGATGGTTCAGATGTTTTAACAAGTACATCAACAGATAGGTTTGCTGTTGCAGCAGAAACTAATAGTTCTGCTTCTATGAGTGGTGCTGCAAGTAATCCTTCTGGTTATTTTGAATTAACTATGGGAGTTGGTAATGCAACAAACGAAATGGGAAATGCAACTTGTGAGTTGTTTCCACACGATACAGAAAAACTTTGGCACTCATCTGCTATGTATGAAAGGTCTGATGGACTTATCGGATTTTTAGAATTAAATGCTTTAATGAAAGATAGTTCAACAGTTGATGGAATTAGAATTTTTGCAGGTAGTGGTAATATTTCAAGTGGAGAAATAGCAATATGGGGGTATAAGAAATAATGGCTAGAGATTTAGATACAATAAAATCAGAGTTAAAAACCGATAACCCTACTCTAAAAAGTGGAGATAGAGTTTTTGAAGAAGAAGAATATAATAAAACTATAAATGCTTGGGCAGAAGAAATTAGAGCAACAGAATTAAACAACGAATCTAATGGTTGGTTATACAACAGACAAGCAGAATATCCATCAATACAAGATTGTATACACGCATTACTAGATGGTGGCGATACTCTTACAGATTTACAAGCAGCAAGACAAGTAGTAAAGGACAAGTATCCTAAGCCTTAATTATGGATTACTTTATAGGATTTCTCGCAGGCTTTTATTGGTATAAGTTTGTTAAGTACCTAAGAAAAATCTCTGACAACTTTGCAATCCAAGAACACGAATGGGATTGGTTCTATTCTGATGACAACAAATGACATTAAAAGAGATTATCCTGTGGCGAATGGGTTTACAAATAAGGAAATCCTCTACCTTATCAAGAAAGATGTTGAGAATCTTCACGACAGGATTGACTTCCTTCACGAGAAAATTAATAAGACACCTTCAAGACAGGAGATTATCGGCTGGTTCGTAGCAATCAGTTCTTCAGCAGCACTATTAAATACTTTAATGTAATTTATAATAGATTATATGAAAGCTCAAGTTAATCTAGGACAAATACTTCAAGGTGGTTTAGCTGCCTTAGTTGGTTGGTTATTCAAAACTGTTAATGATATGCAACAAGAAGTAGCAACACTTAAAGCACAGGTTATTGCTTACCAGGATAGTATTAATGGATTTAACCAGAACTTAATAATCATAGAAGAAGTTATTAGAGAAATACTATTTAAGGTAGGTGGATAATGGATTGCTGTGGTGGTTGCAACTGTGGTGGCAGATGAGTTTCATCAAGAACACAAAAGAGTATGATGATATATTCATACTGCCTGAAGGTGTGCTAGAGAACTTACCAAGTGTAGCATTTGAGGACCAATCCAAAGACTTTGAAGATGATGATTGTGGAGATAGCTGCAAGTTGTAGGTGAGCAAGTGCTATATAAATTCAATACACTTGCCAGACTTCTTATTGTTGGGCTTTTAATCTTTCCTATTCCTGTTTACGCAGATACTACGACAGAAACAGAAACATTTGATGGAGAGAATGGTGCATTAGTTACTGACCTAACTGTACCTACAGGTTCAGATGTTACAACAAGGAATGACCAGAACTGTTGTGGTGTAAGTGGACAGTACTTCTTTAGCTTGAAAGATAACTATGCAGGTGGACAACAAGCTACCTCTTATACCTTTACACTACCTGATGACCACGACATAATTGAGATAGGTTTCAGAATGGCAGGTGTTAATTATGCTTATACTGTTCAGTACAACTATTCAGATGATACAAATGAAACTGCTAACTTTAACTCACAAAACAATTCATCTTATGAGGATATAACTAAAGCCGTAACAGATAAATATATTATTAGCTTTGTTGTTACTGTATCTGATTGGGTAGGTATTGATACAATCTATTGGAAGTATGATGCTACTCCACCTACTACAACCACTACTACTACAACCACTACTACTACAACCACTACTACTACAACTACCCTTAGTCCTTTAGATGTAGAAAGAAATAATAACTATGTAGAAACAGGTGTCTTAGAAACAAATGAAGAAAGAGTAGTAAGAGAATATAAAGATGCTCAAGATTGGGAGAGAGATAAGAACCAATCCGAAACTGGTTACTGGGAATTAGATTCTGAACGCAGGGAAAGAGAAGCAGCAGAAGCCGAAGCTGCTCGTATAGAAGCAGAGAGAATAGAAGCTGAAAAAGAAGCAGAGAGATTACGACTAGAGGAAGAAGCTAGACTTAAAGCTGAAGAAGAAGCTAGGTTGGAAGCTGAACGCATACAGAAAGAAAAAGAAGATGCTATCAAGGCAGAGTTAGAAGCTGCATTAGAGTTAGATGTTGAACTAGAGGAAGAAGAAATAGAGGAACTTGTTGAAGTTATCCAAGAGATTGAAGAAAGTATTGAGGAACTAGAGGAGTTAGCAGAACAAGTTGAGGAAGAAGTTATAGAAATAAAAGAGGTTGATGCTGAAGAAATTAAAGAACAGTTAACTCCTACTACTACCACGACAACTACTACTACCACGACAACACTACCACCACCTACTGAAGAAATAGCTGAACTTACAGAGGAAGAAAAGGAAGCTGTCCAGGAAGTAGTTGATAAGGTAGAGGAATTAGAAACACTAACAGAAGAAGAACAAGAAGTAGTAGCTGAAGTATTAGGTGTGGAAACAGAGGAGCTAGAGATTGTTGCTGAACTTGTAGAAGAGGAACCTGCTGTAGCTCAGGCAGTTGAGGAGTTTGTAGAGAGAGCAGCAGAAGATGATAGTGATGACTATACCTTAGCAGATGCAGTAGTAGAGGTGCAGACAGAAGCATTCTTATCAGACCCAATCGGTGCTATTATTGATATAGAGATAGAACCAATAGAACTTAGAGAAATTATAGAGATAGGTAATGATATGACAACAGACCAGAAAGAGAAGGCACAAGAGGTAGTAGTGCCTGTCATCATAGTATCTCAAATCATAGCAACAAGCTCTATAATTCCTGTTAGAAGGATAAGATGATAAAGAAGTTTATAAATCTAATATTTAATATATTGGCTCTCCCTTATCACATAGTAGTTAATATACCAAGAGCAGTTAAAGCATTTGCTAGGTGGTTTATAGAAGCAATAAAAGAAACAATCGCACAAACATTCACACTTTTAGGCTTCTTTATCGCTTGGCTTACCTTAACTGGTACTGCTAAAGATATAGTGGGGATAGCTATATTAGGTTCAATAACCCTATGGCTTATCACATTAGGTTTAAGAAAAGACAAGTAGAGAATTGAAGGTATGGATAGACCAACACATCTGTACAGGAGATGGTATCTGCGAGGAGATAGCTCCAGATGTATTTGTTGGATTAGATGATGGATTATATTATGTTAAAGATGGCGACCACATATACGCAGAATCAGAGGGTAACAAAGAAGGTGCTAAAGGTATTGCCACAATCCCTGAAGGATTATTACAAGATGTTATTGAATCAGCAGAGGAGTGTCCAGGAGAATGTATAATGATAGAACCAGGAGAGTAAATGAAATACTATTATGGAGTTGAGGTACTTAGAGTAGTAGATGGAGATACAGTAGATGTCAGAATGGATTTGGGTTTTAATGTGTGGCATAAATGTCGTGTACGACTTGTGGGCATCAACGCTCCAGAGTCTAGAACCAGAGATAAGAAGGAGAAAGAACGAGGGTTGGCTGCGAAAGAGTGGCTTATTGATAGACTAGCTGATGAATCAGTTGAGTTACATTCACAAGGAACAGGTAAATATGGCAGAGTACTCGGAGAACTTTATATAGATGAAACAAATATTAACCAAGAGATGATAGAAGTCGGACACGCAGTAGCTTATGATGGGGGTAAGAGATAATGTCAGAAGTTATCCTAACTGCTTACTGCGAGAGATGTCTTACACCTTATTGGCAAGACTACGATAAAAGTTTTTTGTGTCCGACTTGTATTGGAGAGGAAGAATAATGGAGATACTATCAATAGCTTTATTTATTATGGTAGGATTAATATTCGGTAAATTAATAAAGTATATAATTGAGGAGTAATGAATTTAGAAGTATTAAGAATAAGTAGTCAAGAAGATAGTACATCAGGAATATTGTTTGATGTATCCAATGGTAAGAGAAAGTTCCTTTGCTATACATTAGAAGATGAGCATAGAGATACTAAAGTGATGCACGAAACAAGGATTCCAGCAGGTACATATAAGTTAGAACTTCGTACTGTTGGTGGGTTTCATAGCAGATATAAGAAGAAGTATGGCTTTCACGAAGGTATGATTTGGGTTAAAGATGTACCAGGATTTGAATATATCTTATGGCATACAGGTAATACAGATGAACATACCTCTGGTTGTCTTATTGTTGGACAATCACAAGAGAGTAACCTTGTTAAGAGAGATGGGTTTATAGGAAGTTCAGTTTCTGCTTATAAATTTATCTATCCTTATGTGGTTTCAGCTATAAAAACTGGGGGAGCATCAGTAACATATGTAGATTTTGATGGCGAAATAAAAAAACCTAGTAAAATTAACAAGAGTGAGAGAATTGACAGAGGTTGGGGTTCTTACTCAAGATTTAAGTAATGTTTGAAAAGTATAAAAGAAGCAGAAATTCTGATGGTACATTTAAAAACGATATTAAATGGACACCTTGGAATGATGCGTGGGAGTATAAAATGAGTGAAGAACTCAAGGATATGGCGGAACGAGTCGTGTGGACATTTTTGGAGGCTTTTATAGCTTCCTTAACTATCGCACCATTAGTCGGTGTTGATGCAGAAGTCGTTCAACTTGCGTTGTTATCTGGAGGAGCAGCCGCTCTTGCCGTGGTAAAAGCGTACGCCAAAAAACAAATATCTAAGTAGTAAATCTGTCATATAAAACAGCTATACTGTTATTAAACAGAAAGGCTGCAAATGACAGAAGAAACAAAAGACTTAGGGAATAACTATTACAAGTCAGGTTGGCAACCATCAATAGAGTTTGATGAACAATCTGGTACAGGTGAGATAACGTATGTTGGTACTGACCCTGACTACAAAAATAAGTATGATGACATACTTAGAGGTTGGGGTTTTGACCCTAAATACTATGAAATAGAAGGCACAGTTCGTGCTAGTAGCTGGGAAGGACAGCTTAAAGGTGGTAGAACAACCACCTTTTTTGCATTTAAGGGTGTAGTTAAAAGAAAGAACCCTGCATTAGATGAGTACTTTGATGAGCTATGCAAGATATATCTTAAGAAACCTAAGCTAAAGAACAAAAAATATGGTGGTAATACTGCCTTTATATGGACAATGGCTGACTGGCAGTTAGGTAAAGCTGATTATGGGGTGGAAAATACCCTTAAACGCTACGAGGAAGCCCTTATAGAGGGGGTTAACCAGATTAAGGCTCTGCGTAAGGGAGGAACAGCCATAGATGAGGTGTTTTTACTAGGATTAGGTGATTTAACAGAGAATTGCGACCAATCTTTTTATAGTTCAATGCCTTTTAATGTGGAATTGACTTTACGACAGCAATATGAACTTGCTAGGCGTATGATTATGCAGACTATTGATACATTTTTACCACACGCAGACAAGATAACTGTTTGTGGAATCGGTGGTAACCACGGACATATGACTAGAAGTGGTAAAGGTCAAGTATTAACAGACCAGTTAGATAATAGTGACATAATGCACTTTGAGATAGCAAAAGAAATATGCAAACAGAATGAGCGATACGATAAAGTTAAAGTAATTATTCCTGCTGACTATCATCACTTACTTGATATTAAGGGTAAAGCTGTAGCTATAACACACGGACATATGACTACAGGTGGTGCAGGTCCAGAAGGTAAGATAATGAAGTGGTGGCAAGGACAGATGTTTGGTTGGTTGCCTAGTGGTGCTGCTGAACTTCTTTTGACAGCTCATTATCATCACCCAAGATTACTGCAACAAGGTAAAAGAACCTGGATTCAATGTCCTAGTATTGATGCGAGTAAAGATTTTACTGCAAGAACAGGTATGTGGAATGAACCTGGTGTACTTACTTTAACTGTTGATAAGAATGGTTGGGATAACTTAAAAATCCTCTGAGTTGTACTCTTTCATATTGTACATATCAGGTGTGTCCTCATCATAATTTAGATTAGGTAAATCAAGTCTTGAAAACTTAGGAAACCTTAATGGTCTTAGTTTCCATATAACATTATCTACATCAACTGTATTTAAGTCAGAACGATTAAGCCATCTTGACGCACTAAGTTTTACCTTCCAACTTCTACAATTATTAATTAAATCTGTTACTTCGGCTATTTGTTTAGGTGTTGCTTTCATTATTCCTCTTCTTGTTGTACAGCATTTTGTGTAACGAACAAAGGTTTTGGTGGAATGATTGCTTTGATTTCATTCCTACCTTGTTCATCTACAAACATAATCGTTTTGAAAGCTCCTCTTTTCTCAAGCTCTGCTAATAAAACACCTATGGCTGCATCACTTACTGATATATCACTCATCTATCCTCCTTTTATTTAACTCTTTGTCCAAAACTTTCATAAAGATACCCTACTTCTTTATGTATCACTTCTTTATCTTCAAACTCTGTTGTTTCTGGCATCTGTCTTACCTCCCACATAAAATTATAACCTGATTTAGTTAAGTCTGTTACATTCCAAGCAATAATAGACAACCTATGCTCTGTAATGTATATAAAGTCCTTACCTTTACTCTCTGCTTCCTTTATATTCGCATCATATTTCATTTTTTCTATTATCCAAGGGTCATAATGAGTATCTCTTGACTTAATCTCTATTATGTATAAGTCATTTTCGCAATCGTGGTGTGCAAATTGATTAGTAGTTGGTAATAGAGTATCCATTTGAGGATATTCATAATTTAATAAAGATATTATTTCTTCCTGCTTCATTCTTCGTCCATTTTTATTAGACATTGAGGGCAATAACCCTTATAGCCCTCAACTCTATTCCAATAAATATTGAAGCAATCAATACAGGATACAAGAAAGTGGTTGTTACTCTGTAGCCTTTTGTAACTTCTCAATCCATTCACTTGCGTTCCCTTTCGTTGCTTCCCCTGAATTTAGATAGCTTTTTGCTTCTGCTCCAAGCTCATCTTGTCCTGAATCAATAGCTTTGGTTATAAGGCTTTCAATAAAACCTCTTTGTGCTTCGCTAATTGAGTCATCCATCCATTTTCCTTCTGGTATGTCTGCCACTTCGTTCTCCTTTTCTTCTACAATTTTTGTATCAAATGTTTCTAATACTTCATTTATACTATCAGAATTACCTGCTCTAATCTCAAAGTCTTTCTTAAATTTCTTAACATAATTGTCAGCAAATTCTAAGAACATCTCTACTGTATATTTCTCCCACTCTCCTACATTATCAGTAAGGGTTTTGTCTTTTAACTTAGTTCTACTATGAGAGTTTTTCCAACAGGCTTCAGCAAACTTCTTATCTTTGTCGCACATTTCAAAGACAAGTTTCTTTAGTTCAACCTCTGAAATTTCAGAATGGGATTTCCCATTCTCCTGTGTTACCTGTTTTTTTTTAGGAGAGGCATCAAGACTCTCGTTGGTTTCTTTGGAAGAAGCATCAAGATTCTTGTTGGTTTCTCCTTGTGGTTTAGTTGGTTTAGGAGGCTTTGGATTATCTCCTGCATAGTGTTCCTCCTCCGTAGTACCTCCAGTCCATAGTTCTAAACCTATACCAAATCGCATACAACATCTTTTAATACCATCACTAACAGCTAGTTTTAATACTTCGCTTTCAGTAATGTTTCTTGATATTGCGTGTGTATCTACATCACCAATTTCTTCTACAACGCCAAGTCCTTCTATCTCTAATCTGCATATTGCACCTTCAACTGCGTTGTCTTTATTTCTTATTGTTTCTTTAATAAAAAAATTATATTTACCAGGTACAACATCTACTAATCGTTGTGTATATATGTGGTGTGGTACATAATGTCCAAACTTTCCTTTAGGTGCAGGTTTTACTACACTCTTTGGGAAGTCTTTAATTAACTTCTTATGTGTTTCTTTATCCATTTTTATTCCTTTCTTTAATATTATATATTCCCCCTATGACATTTTTTTTGGTATAATAAATATAGTTCAAATATTTATTCATATTATTTGTTCCTTTCTAAAGTTAAGCGAGACATTAGTCTCGCTTTTCTTTTGAATTGCAGATATGAAAAACCATTTGTCTTGTCATTCCTGCAACCTCGCCTATCTTTATCATAGGGATATGGAGTTCTTTATATAGCTTTTCTATTGCAGTATTCCTGTTATCTAGCCATTGTCTTTCAAGACTTTTTATATTGTTTAATTGAGATATACTTTCAGATAAGTATTTAAGTGCTTCTTCCAACTCTCTTTTGTTGGTGTGTTCCTCTGTGCTTTCTCTTGCTTCCTCTAGTAATTTCTGTAATTCAATATCATTTGCATTCATATTTTATTCCTTTCCTTATATTATTTTTATTTAATAAAGTGCTTTAGCAACAAGTAAGTGTGATATATTCCCTATAATATTCTCATCAACTATACGTAAGTTGTGCTGATTAATATAATGTTCAACTAAATCTTTTTTCTTAAAGAATTTAACTTGTCCGTAATAATCTACTCTGTATTGTTCTACTTGACTATCAACGAGTATACTACTCATAAAAGTCTCCTTTACATATTAAGTATAACGTCATTGTCATATATTGTAAACCTTATTTTAAGACTTATTCTTATATATCTCGTTCTATCTTATATTCTTCTCCGTTGCAACATCTATACAATGTTCTCTAGGATTTTCCCATTCTCCCTCTGACTCAAAGTCATACTCTCTGACAAAGTACATAGTTTCTCCCATAGGCGAATCGTGGTGGCTCATCTTTACTTCAAAGATACCTTTATCAACATTAGTAAAATCAATAACAATATTCATTTCGGTATTATAACAAAACAATATCTCTTTTAGAGTTTCTCCGTTAAGTCCATAAATACCAGTATTACTAGCTGACTTGTTCCAACCTGTGTAACCACCTGCTGAAAAATACTCCCAACCTAATCCATTAAGTTCTGAAGCTATTTCATTTATTTCTCCTATGATAAAATCCCATTCATCTTCAAAGTCAATAGTTTCATCATAAGAATAGTTAGCGTAAGCTAAGTCTTTTGTCTGTGTGTACATTATTTCTCACAATCGCATTCTATTGGTAATGCGTATGGTGGATAATCTACACCTATTGTGCAACAAATATCTTCTTTGCTAATCTCATAGATATTAAATGTTTTCATTATTCTTCCTCCTCAAATAAAGGCTTACTCTTAGTAGCTATCGCTATCTCGTATGCCTTTATACCTTTCTTCTTCAATGTTCTATCAATATGTTGTTCAATTAACATTCTGTCTAGCTTGTCTGACTTTTCTTCAGTGTCAATTCTTCCTGTATCCCACTCATCTAAATAAGCATTGACTACAAGTTCCCCTGTAATAGTGAATGTTCCTTTAACTTCTCTGCTAGGCTCTATCATTATCCCTCTCTTTTACAATAGAGTCCGTCTTTAGTAAATAAATAATCATCTAATAATCCCTCTACCCACTCGTTATCTCCTCTTGAATATATAGCTAGTGGTGTTATCTCAAAGGTTTCATATACACAATCATCTTGTGGACAAGACCTTGTCCACTTACCATTGTCATCTGACCCTAACATAAAGTCGTAGAAATTAGGATTATGTTTACTTGCACAATCTTCATATTCTATGTATTCGTTAAAATGGTTAAACAATGCTTTTTCTTTTGCTTCTTCATCTAATTCTTTGAATCCATACAAATTTATTTTTACTGTTTTCATTATTCCTCCTCCTCCTTTGGTTTATCTATTAATATCAAATCATTAACATCAATTATGTCATTTAATAGTTCAACATTCTGTATGGTGTACCATTTATCATCATCATCAACTAAAAGAATATCCCATATAACTGGATTATTAGCCATTAGTTTTCCTCCTTTGGACAATCTTTATAAGGAAAGCCCTCTTGTTCCTCACATAAACAAAAGTTAAATTCTTTTACTTGTGTTTCGTGTGTGAGGTTAGCCATATCTTGCCAACTGTGTGATTTTTCTTTAGCCATTATTTAACCCTACATATTCTCATATTATCGGCTATAAAATGCCTTGAAAATATTTGTGTATCATCATCTAAAAAGTCTATGACTTCTTGAAATGTATCTAGTGAAATTCCATTACTATAAAATGAAATGTTTAATGGCTCATCAAATAAATTGGTATCGCCATACTCTTTTTTTAATTCATCATAAGTATATAAACCTACAATGTTGCTATTCCATATACACAAATATACTTTATCTTTGTATTCGTATTCTTTATCCATTATTATCCCTCTCTTGTTTCTTCTACATCTAATCCTGATGTAGTTTCTAAATGTTCTATCCAATCACTACCGCTCATAGAGTGAACAAAATTCTCTGCGTCCTCATAGTTCTCTCCCATAAAACGAAGCTCAACTTTGTATTCGTATGCCATTATTCCTCTCTTTCTTTAACTACAATCTCTTCAAACTTTACATCTTCCATAGCAGGTAGTAGCATATCTATATCTTTAGCTATAAACTTGTACCAATTACTTCCCTGTTCATCTTTCCAATGTGTTATCATTGCTTCCCTATTCTCTGAACACGATTAACTATTGACATAATTAAACAAGTCCATAATACTATTGCTATCCAGTGCATTATTTCTCCTCTTCTTCTACATCAAATATCATTGTTTCACTTCCCCATTTCAGAAACACATTTCCACTATTATCTTCTTTTCTTACTTCTAGTTTATGAAACTCATTAAGATTGTCCGAGTTATCTTGTAACCAATAATCTTTCATTCTTCCTCCTCCTTAATATTCTGTTTACTCTTCCATATAAGTCATCATACTTTTGTAATAGTTCATCTTCAGTATGTTCATCATATCTAAACACTCCCTCCAACTCTTCTATCATTATGTCTTCTATATGTGGCATTATTTCTCCTCTATATATCTCGTTCTATCTTATATTCTTCTGCGTTTTCCCAGTCAATAACATTAACATCAGTTCCCTTTAGTTCATCTATTACACAATCTAAAGCTGAATCCCAATGATTAGTATTGATTGCTGTATAAAGTACAATCTTCTCTATCTTTATATTCTCCATTATTCCTACCAATCCTTAGATGAAATATAAGTTAAAGCATTTATATAACCCTCATCATAATAAATATCTTCTTTACTCATAACTTCTCTATCTTTATCTAAATCTTTTTGTGTTTCATTTATTAATTCATAAATAAATTTTCTTAATTCATCTTTCATTGTTTACCTTTCTAGTATCTGTATCTTTCTTTAACATTACAACCTAATATATCTTTCTTTTTTTCTAGCATTTTTCGTGCTTTTTCCCAATCATCATCTCGTAACTCTTCCCACGATTTATTGCTTTTAAAAATTATGACTTGCCAAACTTCTGAAATTAACTCTAGACTTTTGTTTTTCTTCCAATAATTTTCATAATCTTCTTCATCTAAATCGTTGTAAGCAAAGTTGTCGTAATAATCTATTATTTCATTTTTTGTCATACAAATACTACTGTTAAATTCTGTACCCTGATTACAAATAATTGCATAAGTAGGTTGAAATAACTTAATTAACTTATCCATTGTTTACCTTTCTTTATTGTTGTTAATCTCATATTACATATAAGAATAACATTGTTAATATAATTTGTCAATAACCTCATCTAATTATTATCTAAACAAAACTTTAGATTTATTTGTGAAAAATTTCACAAGCTAGGGCATAAAAAAAACACCCCCAAATTAATGGGGGTGTTCTTCGTACTAGAAAGGGGGTCTTTCTAATATATTAATCTTTATGTGTCGTTTACTTCTACACTACAAGAATAATCTATACCACTTTGGTATTCTTCTTTATAATGTTCTAATACTTCTTTTTTACTGTTACCTCTAACAATAAAATCTTTTGTTACCGATACAATGTATTCTTTTTTTTCCATATATTTTGTTCCCTCTTTATAGATAGCTTGTAACACACAGTCTCAGTCTCTCTTAGTTCTAAGATAAAAATATTATCTTAACATCGTGTACACTTCTGCGTCCTATGTGCTACAAGCTACCTACAGAACTTGGATACTACCAACACACCTAAGTATTGGGCAAGGTTCAGTAAGTTCAAATTTCCCCTCGCTTATCCCTTATAGATAGCTTGTAACACACATCAACTTGTAAATTATCCTATACCTTTACAAGTGCTAGTAGATTGTCTATATAGGTCAAATCGTACCTCTTATGTGCTACAAGCTACCTACCAAGGTGTTGTCCAATGTGTGCTAACTCCCAATACAGGGTGGTTTTTTTTATTTAGCTCACCTTATTATAGATAGCTTGTAACACACAACAAGGAGTTGCTGATAAGCGTTTCCACAATCCTACTTATCATTAACACTAACCCGTCATTTCAAAAGATACTTAAACTTATCAACCCTTGTTGTAGATAAGTTCTTTCTCTAACCTTGTGTCGCTGTTTTGTGAAACAAAGTTATGTGCTACAAGCTACCTACTTTCAGTCGCTAGGCGAAACAGGGCATTGTTTTTAACTAGCTCTTACTTATAGATAGCTTAGTACCAAACAGGTGGTTTTACTAGTGTCGCTTTCGCAGTTCAGTCAAACTTCAGCTCTTAACCTATCTGATACTAAGCTACCTACTTCGTCCTACTTCCCTACTCAAATAAATGAGGTTAAATTGGGCAAGGGCTTTATAGATAGCTTTTTCGGATATTAATATTTACCCCTTTTTATTAATCAATTTATTATTTTTATTGATATATTCTACTGTTAAAAATGGAGCATTAAATTCTTTTATAGCTTGTTTAATGCCTTTGCCTTTAACTGTAACTAATTCACTACCTTTATTAGTAGTAAATTTGTAATCGTATCTTTTCACTATTTACCTTCCTTTATCTTTCTATATTTTTCGTTTAGTTCTGATAAATGATTAGCAGGGTGGAAACAATCACGACAACTGTAATTTCGTGTAACTCGCTCCCCTCTTGGTTTAGTGTGGTCAACTTCTTTCGTATGAGTATACGAATAAGTTTTGCCTAACTTCTCATATTCTTTTGCTTCTTTTGTAATATTTTTATTACAACTAGAACAAATAATATCTTTCATTATTCCCCCTCTATTACTATCTTTGAATTTGGTCTATTTAGCAGACCTTTCTCTGCTATCTTATCCCAAACTTCTCTATCCTGTCCATACATAGTCTTAAAATCTGCTCTCTTGTCAGATTTTCTTGAATGATACGTGTGTCTTAAAAAAGAAACAGGTGTTTCCTCAAAGTTTTCTAACCTCTTTTGGTAGTCCCTAGCTTTCTTATGTTCTAACTCACTTGGTTTAGATTTTCGCTTAGCATTCTTTAACCTCTGCTTTGCTCTACTTTCATCATTGCACCAATAAACTATGGTAACAGTGGATACTTCAAAAGCTAACGCTAGTTCCTTGTTACTGAAACCTAACTTTTTCAGCTCTCTTATCTCATTAACATCTTGTTGAGATAGCTTGTACCTCTTATCTGTCAATCCGTTTACTTTCATTATTTACCCCTTTTCTGATACTCGTATAAGTATCTATCAGCTCTCCAAGTTGAAGAGCTGTTAGATAGTTACTTAGTAATCAATAGTATCGTAAATTTCTTCCTTAACTAATTCTGGATATTCTTCCGACACAATTCGCTTACACAAATTAAGCAACTCTTTTCTTTTGTCGCTTTCACTTTCGCTTAGGTCTGTATCTTGTAAGTGGTCTTTCACATCGTACAAATCTTGTACTGTATTATGAAACCTACAATATCCCATATTACTCATAATCTTTTCCCCTTTCTTTTTTGCTATAAATAGCATTGAGTACTCATTGTTCAAACAAGTACTCTATGTTATCTACTTACTTTAGATTAGAAGTCATTAAGGAAGTTTTGCACTTCGGCTCTAAAGAATTTTATTAATCCCTCAGAGATTTTGTATAATTCTTCCCCTGTATAACTCACTTCTGAGCTTTCAATCTTATTTCTAAGTAACAAATAAACTTCTCTTTCTGTTCTTGCTATTAGTTCCCTTTGTTTATTAGTTTTCATTTTCCCCTTTCTATTTATACCTTTTATAAATAGTATTGTGTCCACCCTTGCGAATGGACACTATACTAATTACTTAATTGAATTTGATATTTTCTCCTATATACTCATTAATCAAATTATCTAATTCAATTATTGTATCGTCACTTAATAGCCCAAAGTTTTGCCAATCTAATGTTAAAACTGTCTGTATAGCTTCAGCATATTTATCCACTAATGGACTATGACCTTTGAACCATTCTTTTTTAGTATCTTTCACTATTTCCCCTTTCAAGAATATCTTTTGATACCCTCTTAAAACAGGTCAAACCTGTTTTTTATAACGTTGGTACGTTAATTATTAAATTAAATCGTACCAAACTAAATTGCTTTTGTGTTCTTGTAACTTATCAAAGAAAGTATTTGTATTAACTCTCTTTGATTTGTCGTCATCTATCCAATTAAGGTGCTTGCCTGTTGTATTGCCCCATATATTTTCTCTGATAACTAGCTCAGAGGTTGGGTGCTTAAACGCTACAAGCGTTTCATAACTGAAATAATATTGTATTCTATTTACATCAGTAAAAACTAGGGCATTTAATCCGTAGTTGTTACTTGAATAATTACCGTAAGTTGTAAAACTTACAATTTTATTTTCTAATATATCCTGTGTATACATATTGCCTACTTTCTTTAAGTGCCTAACCTGTTTTAAGGGGGTATCTTTTGTGAATATTAGTTCAATTTTACTTGGCTTGTTAAGGCTCTCGAGTGTCTTCGCTGTTCGTTTCAAGCAGGTTATCTAAGATTATGCCTTTGTCTGACTTTATCTGTTTAGCTAGATTTGGTGCCTAGTCGTAGGGTGCTTCTAGCGTCTCAGGTTTCAGGGGCTTTAATTTCTTTTATGCCCTACAGCCTCTTGACCGTTCCTGATTAACCACCTTGACAGTTCTTCTCAAGATTTGTGCTGATATTCTTTTGTCTCTCTGGGATTTTTATAACTTTTCTGTTCCTTCCTTGTATTTCAGCTTACCAGCTTTTTAATCTTTGTCAAATTACTTTGACATTCTTTTTAGTCTTTTATAAGTCCTCAAGTATATTTCCTAACTGTATTGAAACCTATAAGATATAGCTTAGTAAAGTCCATTTTACTTGTCAAGCTTATTATAAGATTATTATTGTTAATATGATTTGACATAGGGTAGGTTATGTGGTATAATAAGAGGTTAAATATATGGGGTGGGGCTAATCAATCTTCCTTAATATCACAACAGAACCACTCATATTATATACACTTCTACACATATATAATCTAACTATATACACTTAGATTTAATCTAGTTACAAATTGGTAAAAACTACCAAATAAAACCTATGGGAATATCAATTTCAGGGGTATCTTTATTTTGTCTTAGACATCTATATATATAAAGAACAAACTCTAGTAAAAAACTAAAAGATTACTTTAAGAGATTGTTTGCATACATTAGGTGAGCTATCACAGTAGTAACCCTTACCTGTCTTTTTTAGAATGTGCTTACATTCTTTACATTTTTTATTCAATAATATATATTTTAATTCTTAATATTCTTTTTGGGCAGTAACGGGCATAGAAGGGTGTAGGCTTGAAAAATTAATTTTAAGTAGTCCTTGGGTAGCTTACTTGTCTTTCTAGTTGGTCAGGTCTCCCTGGTAAGCCTTTTGTACTCCCGATGTCCTCTTTACCTGTAACTACCTACTTCTTAATTTTTGTTTGTTATAACTTACAATACTATCATAGTTCTATTAATATAGATAGTACATAAAAACTCTTCCTGTGATTATGTATATAAATCCCTGCCTCCCCTTTGGTAGGGATACAAAGAATGTGGGGGTGTCCAAGTTAGAGTCTCTGCTGGGCAACCAATAGAGATAACGTGGGTGCAAATCCCACCACCTCCACTATAAAAAATTTTTTTTTGCCTACGGCAAAGGTTCTTGTAAATCGGTGGGTGCTTTTCTTCCCTTGATTCTTGGAATTGTTTTTATCTTATGTTTATTACACCAAGGGTGTTTATTGTATTTTGAAATAACAGTTTTACAATCTTCCTTTTTACACACCCTTCCACTACTATAAGTCTTAGAGGGTTTAGCATTAGGGTATTTATTACCTTTGATATAATCACTCATAGAAATTAAGTATAGGAGGAAAAATGCCAGGTAAGAAGTATTCGTACAAAAAGGGTATGAAGAAAAACAAATCTAGAAGAAGGAAGTAATGCCTTTTAAGAAAGTTGGACCAAACAAATATAAATCCCCTAGTGGAAGAATATTTACAGGAAAACAAGTTAAAGCCTATTATGCAAAAAATAGAAAGAAAAGGTAATGCCCAAACCTATATGTAAAAAAAACTCTTACAAAGGAGAGACCTGTAGAAGGCAGAGAAGAACACATAGTCCGTACTGTTCTGACAAATGTAGAAACAGAGCTGCTTACTTAAGAAAGAAAAACAAAGAAGAGCTTGAGCAACCAGCCGAGTTTGTTGAAAGGAAACTTCCTTCAACAGTTTCCAGAGGACCTCACTATGAGTACTTTGTTGGTAGTTATGCACAAGCTATTGAAGAAGGAAAGTTAACACATCAGAAGGTTGCGAACAAAATGAACATAGCTAGAAGTATTGTTACAAAAATGTATCAGGCTTACCTAGAAGATAAAATGATTTTGGAGCAACAAGAAAACTGGGAGACACCAAAAGAAGCTGTTAAGAGTTTAGAGGAGTTTACCAAGTTTAGAGATAGATACTTTTTAACAGAGACAGGAGAGAAGTATGAAACAGCAGACTTTCACATCAAGTGGATTAACTCTATATTAGATGCTATAGATAACGGAAAACAACAAATGATTTTATCTCCTCCTAGGCACGGAAAGACAGACTTACTTACACACTTTGCAGTATGGCAGATTTGTAAAAACCCTAACATACGAGTTATGTGGGTTGGTGGTAATGAGGAGATAGCAAAGAACGCAGTTGGTGCTGTGTTAGACCATTTAGAAAATAATGAACAATTAATTTTAGATTTCTGTGGACCTGGTAATACATTCCAACCAAAAGTTAGAAGTGGAAAGTCCTGGTCATCAGGACAGTTTACAGTTGCAACAAGAAATGTAACTGGAATTAAATCTCCATCTATGGTTGCTGTAGGGAAAGGTGGAAAGATTCTCTCAAGAGATTGTGATTTGATTATTGCTGATGACATTGAGGACCACGGAACAACTATTCAACCAAGTGCAAGGGAACAGACAAGACAATGGTGGACAACAACTCTCTCTTCAAGGAAAGAGGAACATACAGCTATTGTAGTTATAGGTTCAAGACAGCACCCAGAGGATTTATATAACTTTCTTTTAGAAAACCCAGAGATGGAGACAATAGTAGAAGAAGCACACGATTCGTTATGTGTAAAACCAGAGACAGAGGTTGAAAAACATAAAAAGTGTATGTTGTGGGCATCTAAGAGAAGTTACAAGTGGTTAATGTCTCAGAAAAACAATGCAGACACAACAGGTGGTAGAGCAATTTTTGAAATGGTGTATTTGAATAAAGCATTTGTTGAAGGGATTACAATGTTTAGTTCTGAAGAGGTGGACCAATGTAGAGATGTAAACAGAGTAATAGGACATATCCCATCAGGAACTCATTTGATTGCTGGGCTTGACCCTGCATCTACAGGATTTCAGGCTTGTTTCTTATGGGCAGCTAATCCTGAAACAGGAATGTTGTATTTAGTAGATATAGAAAACGAAGAAGGTGGAGGAGTTATACAGGCAAGGAAGTCTATAAAGAAGTGGTATGAGATGTACGGACTTTCTCATTGGGTTATTGAGGAGAACGGATTTCAAAAAGCCATTAGGCAAGATGTAGAGTTAAAAAATTATTCAGCAAGAAATGGAATACACTTAGAGGGTCATCAGACACAGAGAAACAAATATGACCCAATTTATGGTGTTGGCTCTATGAAACAGCTTTTTGAACAAAGTCTAATAAGTTTGCCATATGGCAATACAGAAAGTGAAACTAAGAGTAATATATATCGTAGACAACTAATTTATTTTTCATCTGCTGCTAGTAGGGCAAGTAAGGCGAAAAGTTACAAATCAGATGTTGTAATGGCATCTTGGTTTCCAATGAGAGTTGTAAGGAGACTAGGTAAAGAGAGAATGGCTGAAATAGGATACGAGTACACACCAAGTTTTGGTGAATGGGATATAAGCGAAGTAAACGAAGCACCTTGGAGTTAATATGAAAGCAACAGATTTACAAGATAGAATAACGCAACTACATTACGACAACCAAGAAGCATATGCAACAAGAGGTCGTATTCGTGCAATAATGAATGGTGGACCTTCAGGTATCTTAGCTTTATTGGGAGACCAGATAAAAGGTTTCCAAGAATGGCAAGTTCCAGTTCCAAACCTTATGAATACAGGATTAGAACATTTAGCTCAAAAAATAGGTCGTATTCCTAATCTTAAAATAGATATACCTAATGACAGAGATTCAGAAAGGTCAAAACAAAAAGCAGAAAAGATTGCAAGAATTGTTACTGCTTATGATGACAACCAGAGATTAGATATTCAAATGCCACAAGTTGGTAGGTGGCTACCAGGTTATGGTTTTGCTGTATGGGTTATTAGAGAGAAAAAAGATGCTAATGGAGTTCCTTACCCTTGTGCAGAACTAAGAGACCCTTATAACTGTTTTCCTGGTTATTATGGTGCAGACCAAAAACCAGTAGATTTATCCATAGTTCGTAGAGTTCCAAAGTATGCACTAGAGAATGTATATCCAGATTTCAAAGATGCAATTAACAGAGAAGCTAAACACGAAGGATTGAATGTTGGTGGTGGATATGCTTCTCCATATACAGATTCTTATTCAGGTTCTTGGGCTAACTCCAATGGACAGGGAGATTTAGTTGCAGAATATTATAATGATGATGGAACATATGTATACCATATGGCATCAGGAACAGTATTTGATTTTATTCCTAATCCACTACAAAGTGGTCCTGCTTTCGTTGTAGCGAAGAAATTTTCTTTTGACCAGCTACAAGGACAGTATGACCAAATCATAGGATTGATGGCAGCTATGGCAAAGATAAATGTTATGAGCATTATTGCTATGGAAGATGCTGTCTTTACAGAAACAAATATTTCAGGAGAGCTTGAATCAGGACAGTATAGAAAAGGAAGATTTGCTGTAAACTATTTGTCTCCAGGAACACAGGTTTCAAAACCAGCTTCAAATGTTCCTTATCAGATTTTTCAACAGATAGATAGAGTTGAAAGACAACTTCGTATTGGTGGTGCATATCCTGTTACTGATGATTCTCAATCTCCACTTAGCTTTGCTACTGGTAGAGGTTTAGAGGAACTAGGTGCATCAATGTCTTTGATGATTAGAGAATACCATACAGTAATGGCAGACGCTATTGAACAGACAGATGCGAAAAGACTTGAGTGGGATAGTGTTATGTATGGTGGAAAGCCAAAACCATTATCAGGATATATGGATAACAAGTTCTATGCAGAGAAATATGACCCAGAAAAAGATATAGGATTTAATTATAAAACTAGAAGAGTTTATGGTGCTATGGCTGGTTATGATGAACCACAGAAGATAGTTACAGGGCTGCAATTACTTCAAGCAGGTATCATAGATACTCAAACCTTACAAGAAAATTTAGATGGGTTAGATAACATAGTTAGAGTTAATGAACGAATAACTAGAGAGAAAGCAGATAAGGTATTGTTTGATACTTTACTTGCACAATCACAAGCAGGAGACCAAAGAGCAACAATGGCTATTGTTGAGATTAGAAAAAATCCTGGTGATGTACAAAATATTTTAGATAAATTCTTTACCCCTCAAGAACCACAAATGACAGAAGAGGAGATTTCTTTTGTAGAAGGACAAGGACCTCAAGGACCTCAAGTTCCTCAAGGTCCTCCACCTGGTATTGCTCAGTTAATTGGAGGATTGGGAGGATAATGAACGAAACTGATAAAGAGTTTGCAAGTATAATTAATGAACATCTTTGGGATGTAGATGATATTGGAGAAGATATATTATTAGAGGAAGCTATAAAACAACACGAAAAACTAGCTTCTTTGTCGCCTTATAAATTTATAGTTATTAATTCAATAGTAGAGTTTTTTGAGGAAAGAGGAGAAGATGACTAGAGCGCCTAAACCAATGTATACAAATCAAACTTATGGCACTACTGAAGAATTAAATAGAAGATTAAGAGATGTTGATAATAAAGAAATTACTGGAAGAAATAATAATTTACCTCCTGCTTCTATTAATACAACTGACCAAACTAGAACAATACAACCAGTTGAAGAAGAAGTTGCACAAATCACAGGTCAAGAAGGTGTTTCCCCTGTATCAAATTTAGGACAAACTACAAATATGTTAGATGTTCTTAGGGATTCTGATTTCGCAAATGAAGATGCAACAGCAGGTGCTAGTCCTGTATATGTAAGTCAAACTGAATTAGGAGATTTAGATTACGAAGTTTTAGCTTCTTTATCAGGCAATACAAGTGTTAATGCTTTAAAAGAAATATTGCAACAAGGCTAGTATGAGTAACGAAATAGTTGGGCCATACACTTTTGGTGAAGATTACAGACAGATACAGGAAAAACAAAAAAAAATACAATTTAGTTTTAATAAGAAAAAAGCTGAAGTAACTCCAGAACAAATACAAAGAGTAAATCAATTAACAGAGAAATATCCTACTGCTTTAAGTGGTTTAATTTCTTCTGCAGTTATTTCAAATTTATCAGATGAAGAGTTTGAAAAAGTATTAGCTTTACAATACAAAGCAATAGGTAAAGGAAATCCCTCATTACCTAATCCAATAGGTAATCAAGTTACAAATGGTTTAATAATGAACAAGGCTTTTGGAAAAGATTTAGAATCTAAATATAAAGGTGAATTTGAACCCAAGCCTTGGACTTCAAAAAGCACTTCTGAAGATTATAAAAGGGGATTAGGAGTTTTAGCAAAACTTATTCAATTAGCAGGGGAAGCATTATGGAATCCTATAGGTAAAGCAGAAAGAGCTTTTGTAGAAACTGCTGAAACTTATGAAAAACCTTTTCAGTTAATGGCTGATTTAAAACAACAGGAAATAGAGGAATTAAAAAATAATGCAACTTCAATAAAACCAGGAGAACCAGGAGACACTTTATTCAATATAGCTACTAAAAGAGATGAAAAAAAGAAATTAGAAAGAACAGGTCAAATTGCTGGTTTAGCTTTAACATTTGCAAATTTATTGTCTGGTCGTGCTTCTCTTACATCTAAAGCAACTAGAAAAACATTTTCTGAAAAATATAAGAATGCTGGTTCTTCTATTGCAGGAACAGCAGTTGAAAAAATAAAACAAGGAGAAGACCCACAAGAAGTATTTAATAGTTTTGGAGATGGGTTTCTTTTAGAAGGTCCAATAGTAAAAGAAGCATTAGAAAATCAAGAAGCATATAAATATCGTGGAAGAAATATAACTATTGGTAGATATGTAGAAGATGTTATAGGTGTAGACCCTAATAGTGTTTTGTATGGTGGGGTTTCAGGAGTAATAGATTTTGCTAAAGTATTAAGATTTGACCCTTTATTAGTTGCAGGAACTATAAATAAATCTATAAAGTTTTCAAAATCACTTGGTGGTAAATTACAAAAAGCGTATAAAGAAGCTAACTTTGAAGAGATACCAAAGATATTAGATAACTTTTTAGATAGTGAAAAGTCAGCTCCTCTAATAGAAGCTATTGCAAAAAACAAAGATTTTAAACAATTATTTGATGCTGTAAAGGATACAGATTTAGCTATAAAGTTATACAATGCAGATACACCAGCAGCAGTAAAAGCCTCTTTAGATTTTTGGGTAAAGACCCAACAATCTGTTGGAATACCTAAAGTAATTAGAAGTTTTCAAAGTCTTGGTTATAACAAAAACTTAATTAAAGGATTAAAAGGAAAAAATGCAGCTTATTCTAAATTTGGAGAATGGACACCAGAAGCAGGTGCTTCTTATTCTGATGCTAACCAATCAGTTAAAGTATATAATCAATGGTTAGTTAATTTTCAAATACCAAGAGAGACAGCAAATAACTTAGCTTATAAATTTGGTATTGCAGCTAATACTGGAAATAAAGCTCTAATGAATAAGATACTTTTTGAAAGCACATTAGACGCAGCAAAAGAAGTTGCTAAGAAAAAAGGATTTAAAAAAACTGATTTCCTAGATGATTATTTTAAAGAACTTTCAGGTATGAGTGAAATGAATGGAAAATCTTATTGGGCTAAAGTTCAAGAAACTATGGGTGGAAAGTATGTAGTAGGTGAAGCTGAGTTTTTAGGTCAAAGAACATCTATACCAGGACCAGGTGGTAAAGCTCTTAATTTACCTACCCCTGTTGATGCAGGACAACATTTTGACGATATGTGGACATTAGGAAGTCCAAAAGATATTAGAAGAGCTTTAGGTAAAATAAATAAAATAGCAAGATTACCACTTAATAAAACATCTGGATTTAGAGGACTACAAGAAGTAGCTTCAAAAATACCTGGTGTTAATACTCCTGTTGATGACATTTTAAAAAATATTCCAGAAAAATATACAGATTTAATGATGGCTGCACCAGGGAAAGTTAGTGGCCAAGGACTTGTTTACGGAACTGTGGATAGAATGTTATGGCCATTTCAGAAAGTTTGGACAGGGGTTCAATTAATTACTAGACCAGCTTGGACATTAAGAATATTTGGTGAATCACAATTTAGAATGGGATTAGATGGATTAGACAACTGGATAGAAAATCCAATGTCTATGTTTGTGTGGGGAACTTATACTGATGATTTGTTAGGTAACCCTTGGAAAATGGGAACTAGAAGAGGTAAAAGAGCCTATAACCCAGATATAGAAAAAGTTATTGCAAGAAGATTAGGTTCAGTTTTTGGTAAAAATAGCCAAGAAAGCATTATAAAAGGACAATGGTATCCAACTGCAACACAGTCTTTAAATGAACCAAGCAAAATACAAGCGTGGCAATTAAATCTTAAATGGCCTTTAGAAAGTGATTTAGCTCAAGCTGTTGCTGGTACTATTTTAGATGGTACAGACTTAACAAAAGTAAAGGCTTCGTTTTGGAATGGAAAACTTAGGTCTGTAAGAAACACTCTTAATGAAACAAGAATAGATTTTAAAGGAAAGCGTACTAATCCTTATACAAAATTATCTGATGCTGATGCTTATGTAGATTCATATAGAGAATGGATAATGGATTTAACTAATGGTAATCCAAACATACTTAAGATGATAAGAGATAGGAGAATTAATATAGATGGTTCAGATATTGATTTATCTTCTATAGATAGATTTACTCCAACAAATATTAAAAGTATTAAAAAGTTTTTAGGTGAAAACATAGATGCTTTACCAGATGCTTTACCAGTTCCTTCTTGGGTTAGTAATCCTGCTAAAAATAACGAAGTGTTTGAAGCTATGAGAAAAGGTTCAGAGTTTCTATGGCACTGGTTAGGAGAATTACCAGATTCAACATTACAAAGAATACCAACAATTAAACAATATTATTGGCAACAAGTTGGTCAGATGTTACCTTTTGCAGATGATGCTGCAATTAAACATTTTGAAAAAGGAATTAAAGCAGGAGATATTCCTAAATCAGTTGTAGCGTTATTTAACGCATCTAAACAAAATGCTATTAAAAAATATGGTTCTGCATCTAAAATTTCTGGAAAAAATAATTCTGAAAAAATAAATGAAATATTATTAAAAGGCATTAAAGCAACAGGTATAGATGATTTAAAACCAAACGCTATAAATCCTAAAACAGGCTATCCAGTTGAACACGGAGATTTAATACGAGCTATTGATGAAGCAGGAGATTTAAATAAATTAAAAGAATTAGTAGGTGGTGAAGTTGCGTTAGAAGAGCTTTTAATGGAGATTACGAAAGCACAAGTAAAATTTAGTCCTAGATATTTAAAAACACCTAAACCAAAAGACCAGTTTGGAGAAATTGTTGAAGGAGCAAGAGGAGCTTATGGTATTAACTCTAAAGAATTGTTACAAAAAGAAATTCAAGATTTATTAAAAGTTAAAAATAGAAATTTTTTGTCTATTGAAGATATTGATGAAGCATCAAAAGCATTTGCTATAGAAGCACACGATAGATTGTTATATAATTTAACACAAAAAGGTTATGTAGCAGAAGCTATGCGTTTAGTTTATCCTTTCTTAGAACCTTGGAAAGAAATAGTTTTAAACTATCCAAGATTATTAGCAAAAAATTTATCTGGTTTAAGAAAAGTACAGTTAGCAACAGAGACAGGAATACAAAATGGTATATTATTTAAAGACCCTGTGTCAAACGAATTAAGATACGCAAGTCCTTCTACAGATTTAATGGAATCAGTATTTGGTATAGATACTCCAGAAGAAATTGAAATAAGAAAAACTGCTTCTTTACAAGGAATAAACTTATTTACACAAAATCCACTTCCTGGATTTGGACCAGTAGTCCAAGTTAGTTACCAAGCTGCTAGAAAGTTTTTACCTGAAGATTGGAGACAAGCAGAAGATGTGTTGTTTCCTTATGGTTTACCAGATACAGATATAGGTTCTCAAATATCAAGACAGTTACCTGTGTATATAAGAAATTTATGGAACTCTACAACTGAAGGTGGAGTAAATGAAGGACAGTTTTTAAATGATGTTGCTGATGCAGGAAAAATATTAACAGTTGCTTTTGTAAAAGGTAAGTTAGATTACGACCCTAGAACTGAAGAAGGAAGAATACAATTTGAAGAAGATTCTATTGCGTTAGCTCAGAAAATGAATGTATATGAAAACTTAGGTAAAGCTATAGAACCATCAGCTCCTAGATTAGAAATAGCAGTTCAATTAGAAAGTCCAGAATTTTTTAATGACCAAACATTAATAGACACATTTAAAGAATTACTACCAGAAGATTATAGTTTTGGTAAGTATGATGACGATTATTTTACAACTACTGTAATTACAGCAATATTTAGAGAAGTTTATAACAATGTAGATGAAGGAGAAGAGTATTTAGCTTATGCTTTAATAGCTTCGCTTATTGGAGAAGACCCTAATGATTGGGACGCTATTTATAGTGCTGCATATTTAGTTCAAGGTAAGACTTCTAGTTTAGGAGCTAAACTACCTTCAACAGAAGAACAAGTTAAATGGGATAAAGAATGGCCAGAACACGCAGATAAGTATTCAAATACTTTTGCTTATTTTGCACCAGATATTGAAGAATTAGATTTATTAGATGTAAATTCATTTTATAACCAAATTGAAGAAGGTAAGAGAGAAAGCTATACACAACAAGAACTACTAGAAAGAGCGCAAGAAACTGCTTTTAGAGTTATTTATAATTATTTAACTAAACCTTACAGAGGAGACAACAGCAAAGAAGCTATTGCTGAAAGAGCAACAATTAAACAAAATTTATTAGAAGCGTTCCCTTATGGAAATGGGCAAAGAGATATGGTTAAATGGCAAAAAGGTGTTTCACCATACGAAGTATTTTTAGAATTAAAAGAAGCATCTAATGATGAGTGGTTGTTAGAAAGTTCACAAGCAGCTAAAGGTTTAAATGAATTTCTTTATGGCACAGATAAACATTATGGTTTATTAGCTGCTGTAGATTCAATAAGAGATGACGAAAAACTTATAAAACTTAATGCAGAAGGCAAAGAAATAAAAATGAACGAAGCAGATGCTTTAAGTTACTTAGCTAGTAGAGAAAGTTCTCAATTAATGAGAGATGAACTGTTAGTATTCTTACAGGAAATAGTGGATAGATACCCTGAATTTGCTCCATTAGCAAAAGAAAAGTTCTTAAACTATGTAGAATATCAATATACACCATAAAAGAGGATTAATGGAAGAAGAAGAAAATAGTAACATAATAGAAGGATTAAAAGATAATACAAAACCTCCTGGTATAACTAGAGATACAGAAGATGCTACTATTGCTCCTTATGGTTATTCACCTTTAGTAAAAAATGATGCAGGAACATATGTTGCTGTAGAAATTTATTTAAATGCTTTAAATCCTAATGGTCAATGGTATTACCAAGGAGATGAAGATTCTATTATTGAAAATTTGTCTGTACAACAATTAAGAACTTTACAAGATAGATTAGTTAGAACAAGTTGGTTTAGTGCAGAAGATTATTCAAAAGAATATGGTAGAAAAGGTAGAGCTACAAGAGATGCTTTAAAAAATGCTTTATACGCTTCTAACTTTGAAAGAGGTGTTGGATATGAAACAGCAATAGATTTAGAAATACTTAATCCTGGTGAAGTGCAGTATGTTCCTAAGACTTATCAAGCAACTGATAAAACTTCTAGGTTAAAGAAAGTTGATGCTATATTTAAATCTCTTGGTTTACAACCAACAAACAAAGAAAAGAATTACTACGAATTAATATTAAAAGATTTAGAAGAAAAAGAATTTTATAATGATGAAACTGTTGATAGGATTTCTGTTGAAGGGCCTAAAGTTACTAAAACAGAAACTAGAAGACAAGGTGTAGAACCTTTATCAGAAAAACCTACTGAAATAGTAGAAGTAGAAGAAACAGTAGAGAAGATACCAGATGATTTTGATGCTTTATCAAGATTACAAGAAAGAGTTGGAACGGATTTTGCTGGTGTACTTGCGAGACAAGGAGATGTTACTAGGGCTAGAATAAATACAGGTAACATAGCACAGTCTATTATGAGATTAAAAGGGTTAGGAGGATAATGACACCTTTGGAACTTGCTATAATATTAATAACTGCTGCAACATCTTTAAAAGATGCAGGTATGGAATTAGAAATAGACCCTTCTGCTAATCCTATGGATTTAGCTACATTAGTATCTATTGCGTATGCAGAAAATGAACAAGGTGAAAATATAGGTTCAGGACAATCTATTTTAAGAGATAAAGAAGGAAAAAGAGAAGTATCTTTTGGTCCATTTCAAATTAACAAATTTTGGTATAGAGATAAATCAAAGAGTGGAGATACAACTGTAGTTAATAATGAATATACAGATGTTTTTAATGGTGCTACTCCAAAAACTATGCCTGAATTATTAAAAGACCCACTTAATTCTGCATTAGCAGCAATTATTGTAGCTAATAGTAAGAAAGGTTTTGAGAACTGGACAACCTATACAAGTGATGCTTACGGAATCAAAGAGCAAGATTACGAATCAAAATATTGGAAAACTGGATTTAATGCTGCTGTAGAAGAATTATATAAAGTAAATATTACTGTTCCTGAGCTAGATTTACTTGATGAATCTCCAGAAATTAATGAAATACCTTTTTTAGAAAAAGATAGAAGAGAGTTTGAATCACAAGTACCCAAAGAAGCAGATAGTTATGCCTTAGCCAAATATAGAAGTCTAAAAACTCAAGAAATAGATAAAAATTTTAGAAACTTAATGGAGAAAATATCAAATTCACAAGCAATACTCTCTGCAAAGGAAGATAATAATGGCTGATTATGTATTTATAGCAGAACCAGGTTTTGATAGAAGAATATTAAAAGATAAAGATGGTAATACTGTATTTGTAAATTCTCAATTAGAGTATGACTATTACACAGCTGATAGAGGTGGTCCATTTAATGGTTCTTATTGGGAGGACGCTGGTTCGGCAGGTATTATTACTGAAAAAATGATAAATGATATTCAACCAGAATATGAACAAAAACAATCAGGAGGTGATGAATTAGTTAGCCCTAATACTGATATAAGTATTTTAAATTTATATGGGCCTGATGGAGAGCAACCTATTGATAATGATGATAATGATGATGGCTCTATAGATACATCATTTGGAGCTGGTTCTACAAGTTTTAGTTCTTGGTCAGGAAGAGACAAGGGGAAAATACCTTCAGGAGCTGAATATTGGAATGTTAATGGAGAATATTATATTGTATATTTTATTCCAGGAAGTGGAGTACCAGTTTATTATGATTCAAGTTTAGAAGATTTAAAAAATCTATTTGGGCCAGTTGAATTTCCTGAAGTTGAAGCAAGTATTAAATCACCTAGCTCTGACCAATGGTCTAAAGCTATTAGATTTGGTAATTCATTAGAGTTAGCAGACCCAAATGTTTATGACCCAACACAAAGTCCTTGGGTTTCATTTATTGACACAGTAGCTAAAGAAGCTGCTATTAGACCTTGGTTGGCTAACGAAGAAATGGTTGAATTATTAGCTGAAGCTACTTTAGAAGGTAGAACAGTTACAGATGCTGAATGGCAATCTACTGAATGGTGGAGAAGTAGCACACAGTCGCAAAGAGATTGGTTACTATTAGCTCAATCTGGTTCTGGAGATTTTGCACCAGGTTTACCTGCAGATGCTTTAGCAAAAATAGCAGATGATAAGTTAGTTGTAAATAATTTAATGCAACAAATGGGAATAAATAATCCTTCTGATGAATTAGTTGCTTGGGTTAGTGAAAAATTAACTACAGGTGATTGGACACCAACTTATGTAGACGAACAAATAAAAGTATTAGCTGACCCAACATTAGATGCTGATATGGACACAGAGTTAAGTGATTTTATAACTTCAGGTGAAATAGATTATGACACTACAAGAGCAGGAGAATCACAAGTTAAAAGATTAGTGAAAGAATATTTAGGACCTGTATTTGGTGGTAATATTGGCGACTCTCAAATTAATAAATGGGCAGGTATGTTAAGAAATGACCCAGATGCTGAAATACAAATAAAAGAAACTATGTTGAATATGAAAAAAGGTCTATTCGGTGAATACAATGATGAGCTAACTTACGAAGAGATAGCTGCTCCTTGGAGAGGTTTTACTACTAATACTTGGGGTGGTACTGTTGATGAAACATCTACATTATTCCAAGATGTTGTTAAAGCTAATGATGTTACAGTTGCCAATAAATTATTATTTGATGCAGGATTAAAAGATGGTGGCTCTGAAAAGATTAAACAAGATGTGTTAAATAGTTTAGTAAGCTCTTTTGGTGGTGGAGCAGTTAGGAGAATTATATAATGGAACAATTTTTACAAGAAGCTAGAGCTTTGTTACCTTGGCTACCAGAGTCTCTTATACAGATATATGCAAATTCTTTTGCCGAAACACAAAATAAAGATATAGCAATAGCTGAAGTCAGAGCTAGTGAAGATTATGGAACATATTTTCCTAAGAATAAAAGAGATGATGGAACTGTAAGATTATCTGAATCTGATTACGCTTCAGTTAAAGAATCTTATGGTTTAACTATTGAAGATTACGGAATGAATAAAGATTATTTTGAAAATACTTTTGCTACATTAATTGAAAAAGGAATATCTCCAGCTACTTTTAGACAAAGAGTTGAAACTGCAAGTGCAGGAATATTACAAAATATACCTGCTGTAAAAGATTACTATTCAACTAATTTTGGTATGAACTTAGACGATAATCAGATACTTGCTTCTATTATTGACCCAGATATTGGTCAATCAATTATAGAAGGAAAAATCACTGCTGCACAAATTGGTGGAGAAGGACAAGCAAGAGGATTTGATTTAAGTGCTGAAGAAGTACAAGCATTAGAGAGAGCAGGATTAACACAAGCTCAAGCTAGACAATTATTTGCTGCTGCAGAAACAGAAGTACCTAGATTAGCTAATTTACAAAGAAGATTTGAAAGAAGGACTAGAGAAATCACATTACCTGATGACTTCCCAATTCGTGGAGGAGAAACAATAATTGTAGATATTCCTTTAGATGAAATGTCTGATGCAAGTTTTGGATTTGAACCTTGGTTTGGTTACGAAGGTGGATACGACCAATGGGTTGCAGATGGCTCTCCTGCTAATTGGAGAAATAAAACTGATGAAGGTTTAATATCAAGACCTGGATATAGTATTGAAGAATTTATACAAGAATCTGTATTCGGTTCTGAAGAACAAAAAAGAAAAAGAAGAAAATTATTATCAGAACAGGCCTCTGCTTCTTCTCCTATAGGTGGAGCAGCTAGAAAAGGTGGAAGAGTTACAGGATTAACTCAGGGATAATCTAAACCTAAACTTTACATTTATATTTTTTATATGGTAATATTAACTTATAGCCTTGCAGGAGTCGGCTTAGAATAGATGCTGCACCTCTAGGATATATCCTACGTGTATCTTAGTATTTCAATTCGTAGTGTATCTGGACAGTCAGGAGTGGCTGACAATTCTTATTGTTCTTAATTATTAATTTGTCGCCTATCGCATTACAACCCCAGGGTAATGTAGTTAGTAGAAATCTGGGAGTAGGAGAAAAATGGAAAACGAAGTAGAAAATATAGTAGAAGAAACGCAAGAAGAAGATAACAATGCTATCAAGCAGATGCGTGAACGCATTAAAGAGCTTGAAGGTGTTGAAAAGGAGTACAAAACTGTACAGATGGATACAGCCATCAAAGATGCAGGTTTTGACCCAGCTTCTGGACAGGGCAAAGCACTAAAGGACCTTTACAAAGGCGACTTGGAAGCAGATGCGATAAAGGCATTTGCTGCTGAACAATATGGTTGGGGAGAAGATGCTCCAGCAGTTCAGGAACAAGAAGCACAGAAAGCAAGAGTGGTAACTAGCCAAGATAGTTTAGATACTGTAATGGAAGCCAGTGTTCCAGTTGAACCAGCCGATATGAATGACCAAATTGCAATAGCTATGCAAGATGGAGATTGGCAGAAGAGTTCAGCTCTCAAAGCTGAAAAGCTAAAAGCACTAATGAACGACAAGTAAAATTAAAGGAGATTAAAAAATGGGTGCAGTATCAGGAATGGGTGATTCGTATGATTTACCCAATTATGTTGGAGAGTTATTTAATATAACTCCTAATGATACGCCATTTCTTTCTGCCATTGGTGGAATGACAGGGGGTAAATCAGTTACCTCTAAGCAGTTCACTTGGCAAACAGTTGATAATGCAACAGCAGCTCAAACAGTAGCTGTGGAAGGTGCAGACCCAACATACGCAGAGAGAAGCAGAAGTGAAGTAATTAACGTTACTCAAATTATGCAATATGGTGTAAACGTATCATATACAAAACAAGCAGCAACAGGAAACCTTTCTGGACAAGCTATTATAGGAAACCAACCAGTTCAAGATGAATTGGCTTTCCAATTAGATATGGCTTTGAAGAGAGCAGCTAGAGATATAGAGTTCTCTTTCTTGCAAGGTGCTTATGTTGCAGATACAGATGTATCAACAGCAAGAAAATCAAGAGGTATGTTAGCAGCTACTACAACAAACGAAGTAGCTGGTGGCAGTGCAGCTTTAGACCAAGCAAAAGTAGATGCTTGTTTGAAAGCTATGGCAGATTCAGGTGCGCCATTTGAGCAACCTGTAATATTTGCTAATGCCTTCCAAAAGCAAAAACTATCATCTATCTATGGAAGTGCGTTATCACTCGCACCAAGAGATAGGAACTATGGTGGTGTTAATATCAATACGATAGAAACTGACTTTGGTGTAGTAGGTATTGCTTATAGCAGACACATACCTGCTGAAGATGTTTTAATTGCTGACCTTGCATTTTGTAAGCCAGTTTTCTTGGATATTCCAGGAAAAGGACATTTCTTTGTTGAGCCACTAGCTCAATCAGGAGCAGCTTACAAGTATCAAGTCTATGGAGAAATTGGATTAGAATATGGTCCAGAAACATTCCACGGCAAAATTACATCTCTATCCACTTCCTAATAAGAAGTAAGATAGTATATTTATTAGGGAGAGAATTTTTCTCTCCCTAGTAATATGGAATATATATGGCAGCAGTAAGCACACTTGTAGATAGAATTTATAGAGATTTTTTGAATAAACCAGATGATTTATCTGCGTTTTCTAGGTTAGATGGAGCATTATCAGATACAACAGGAACAACAGTTGTATATGAAAGTGGTTTATTTTCTTCAGAGGAAGAGAACCTTTTAGGTAATGGTGCATTAATAGAGATTGACCAAGAGTTAATGTTAGTTACAGCAGCTAACACATCTACTAGAACATTAACTGTTGCAAGAGGATATGCAGGTACAACAGCAGCAACACATTCAGACGAAGCAAATCTTTATCTCAATCCAACATTCCCAAGAAAGTCTGTATTTGATGCAGTTGCAGATAATATAGCAAGACTATATCCAAGTTTATATAATATAACTACAACTAATGTAACTTCTAATTCAACTTACGCAGAAGTTCCAGCAACCACAGTTGATGTAGTTAATTCTTGGGTACAAAATGCAGCAGGAGACCAGTACACAAGTGCAGGGATAGAGTTATTAACTAACTTCCCACCTTCAAGTACAAATACTGCTGTTCAGTTTTTCAATACAGCTTCAAATAAAACTGTTTATTTAGTTGTCAAAAGAAAGTTTGCAAGACCTACTGCTGAAACAGATGACTTATCAACTACTTGTTTACTAGAGGATTCATACCACCAGATAATTATGGTTGGTGCAGTAGCTGACATAATGGGTGCAACAGATGTAGATGCTTCAACACAGGAATTTATTACCGAGAAACTATCAGCAGAAAACTATCCTATTGGTTCAGGCGAGAGATTGAGAAATGCTTTACTAAGACTTAGGTCTTTGTTAATTGATGAAGCAAGAGGGGAACTTCGTTCTCTATATCCACAAGCAGTAGCCATAGGAAATATAAATTATAGTGCATAATGGCTGTACTACCTTCCCCAGCCAATACATCTGAACCACAAGCACAAGGCTTTGAAGCTAATCTTGATGATTTATTTTTAAGATTTGCTGTTGGTCCTGGAAGGCAGATGAATATAAATACTGCTCCACTTCAGGCACAAGCTATACAAACTTCAGAAACTCCAGAGGATTTCCAACAGGAGTTTGGTCAGATTTACTCCAGAACAGATTTTTCTGGTGGTTCAGGATTAGATAAAGCACATAAAAGAAATGCAAGTGAAATGGATTTCTCTAGGTTTTGGGATAGTAGTGGTATTGATGTATTTAGTGGAAAACAAGTAGGACAGGAATACAAAGTTAGTCTGCTTAAATCAACTGAAGAACCTACTAGTGGTACTACTTTAGGTACTAATGGTCATATGCAAGAGTTAGATGGAACAGTATTTTATGCAGATGGTGCTGTTCTTAAAAAGATAACAACTCCACTTACAGGAGATGTAAGTACAGATGGTACACCAAGTTCAGGTAATGACATTACAGGTATGGCTGTTCTTGGTACTAGATTATATTTGGTAGCTAATGGAAACATTGTGTATAGAGCTAGTTCTGGAAGTTATACAAACTACAACACAGACCAGACCTATGACAAGATATGGAGTATTAAAGGGAGAATAGTAGCATCAGACACATCTGGTGTTTTATATGATGTTTCAGGTGGTACTGATTCAGCTATTAAAACACTACCGACAGGTAGAACTTGGACAGATATGTGTGATGCTGGAGCAGTAGCATTAGCAACTGCAACAGATGGGTACATTTATTCTTTTGCTGATGAGAGTTCTACCCTTGCTCTGAAAGGACAGACATTTGTAGAAGGAGAAGTACCCAATGCAATAGATGCAGCACAGGGATTAATCTTTTATGGAACTTATGAATCAACTGCTAGTGGAAAGATAGGTAGATTGTATAGGTCAGAGATTACAAACTCTAATAACTTATATGTATTAGTTAATGCACAGTTAATTAAACAATGGGGAGATGGTTCAACTACTTTAGACCAAGCACCTTATAGGATTGTTTCAACAAGAGATAGTATTTATACAGGAATAATTGATTCAGCTTCTAAAACAAACTTTTGGAGATATTACTTACCAACAGGTGGCATAGCTAGAGATTTGGAGTTCGGAGAAAGTGGTGTTGTAAAAGGAATTGCAGTATATTCGGATAGATTATTCGCAACTGTAAGTGGTGGTGGTATATACAGAGAAACTGCAAACTATGTAACTACTGGATATATCATTACTGCACTTGCTGACTTCTTTACTTCTGAAAAGAAACAATGGGTTGGTGCAAAACTTAACACTAATGATGTTAGTTCAGGTACAGTTAAGCTATCTACTTCAACGATTGCAACAGATATAAATGATAGTTCAGCTACTACTTGGCAGGAACAAGTAACAATAAACTCTGGTACAGGTGGGGAAGAAGAAGTAATGAGTTTAGTAGATGGTAGGTGGATTGCAGGAAAGATTGATATATCAACTGATGACCAATCACAATCCCCTGGTCTATTATCTTTTGCTATTAGAGGTTTCCAGTTAGTTAATGACTTGGTTGTAGATATACCAGTAAATATATCAGACCATATTGAAAGACCATACAGAAAAAGAATTAGAGTTAATGGTCAGGGAGAACTTGTATATCAGGCACTTAGAAATAAAGAAGGAAAAAATGTCCAATTAGAGATATACA